CTCACCATGAGGCAGGTGTCCCGGTTTTGAGGCCGATACTGGGTTTTGAAGCCCCGTCGAGGTTATGAAGCCCCTACACTCCTCAAAATTACACCGCAAGGAGCGGTGTCCCACCACGACAGGTATACCTTGGAATGGTAATACACTGTCTCACCCTTCTCCAACACTGTTGGAGTAGAGACCCCTTCTCCTACTGAAACATTACTGTTAAAGTAATGGAGTACTGCTGGAGAGCCGTCGGGACGATGTTTCTTCCGTCGGGATCGCAACAGCTTCAACGAGAACGCCTGCTTCCAAGGATGGTAAGTAGGATGGCACTCGTCAAAAGACGCCCAAAATCCAGACTCAGCGCCTAACGATACGGGAATACCGTATCGATGTTTGCTGGGAACGGACTTCACTATGTAGTCGTAAACCTGTTGGAAACCATAGGAATGGTCCCGCAGGCTAACCCAGCTTCGCAACGAATTGCCAAGCCAGAAACGACGAGGTAGTGTATCCAAAGGCGTTTTTACATAAAACGGGGTTACGTCTCTGCCGTAGAAGTAGTGTTTACCACAGCTTTCACGGAAAGGTCCTGATACGAAAGTCTTAGTCACATTGGTTTTGAAGCCGCAGTAGTCAAGCAGACTTATCAGTTCCTCGGCAATACTATTGTGAACGATTATATCGTCACCATAGATGCCCAGACGACGGTCGCTAACGCCACTAAGGTCGATCACCGCTTTCGACAGAGCCCAAAAAATCAAGGACTCTAACTCAAACGTATAACCATTACCCATAGACGATATCTTCTCGAAACGGTGCTTAACTCCGTTCGGAAGAATTCCGTACTCCGACCGACAGAGGCACATAGCCTCAAACCAATCAGGAGGTAGAAGCAGTCGAACTAGTTCCAGTGCAATACTGTCACTAGCGCTAGCTAGGTCGATAGTCGAGAGACTACCCGTTGAGCTCCCAATCTTAGCCAATTTCTGGTTAAGGGTTTGGTCGTTAAGGTCAATTCCAACTGACCGTAACGAGCTGCGAATAAGCGCACCGATGCCTTTCTGAACAAACATGTTCATGTCAGGCTCAATAGCGATACACCTATCCGTTTCGGCTGTCTTAGCGACGGTGGTCACCTTACTGCCTTCCACGATGGAGACCCACGTATGTGGATCCTCACCGTACTCGGCACGCATCTGTTCTGCCCAGAGAGGAATCTTCTGGATAGCGCAAATGCTTAGTAAGGCGTTATTACGGGTCGTCTCAGGTTTTCCCTGAAACTTATAGTACGGTGCACCCGAACGACGCTTCAACCGAGTTGAAGCGCCACCGGAGAAAGCAAACCGTTCATAAGCACGATTCCAGTCAAACTCACCCAGCAAGCTCTTAATCTTGTACCTGGCGTACGAAATGTACGACTCAGGCGTTATACCACAACTGTGGATAACATAAGGGCGAACACGAGTTGAATTTGTTAGGGCACATGCCGCTTCAGATTCAAGAAACTTGGTAATCGCTACGGAAGCTGTGTCAATCCCTAAAGGGAATTTCGCATACTTTCGCAGAAGATTCACAGCTAGGTAGTCAAAAGCGAACTGCTCCCCATCGACATAGTCGTTAGGGTTAATGGACGCAGAGACAACTGACTGGTAATTCTCATCTCGAAGATCGCTAAGAAGACGATCAGCAAAAGGAGTACCAAGTGTGCGCAAAATAGCAGCGCACTTTTTATGAGTGAAGCAGTGACGACTGTATAGATCTTCGATCTGTACTTGCATGGTTTCACCTTATGCAATAAGACACCAACTTGCGTCGTTTTGTTACCAAAACGACTCAAGGTTATCGGCAGAAGAAGCCAGGGTGGCGTTGAGGAGCATGTTCGCACAAAGTGTGCGGATGTCCTTACGTTCCTGAAGCGTCGATCGGTTAGATACGACGATTTCGACTGTCGCGATATTGGTGTAGTCGACACTAGTCACGGATTTTCCGGATTGGTCGACGGTAGTGATAACCTTAGGCTGAGTCAGTTTCCCGATCAGCTTATAGGTTGGAGCACCACCGGTTGTCGGTGCACGCAAACTCCAGGTCAGCGTCGGATACCCAACTGGGACCCCACTGTTCCGTTCTTGGAAGGTAGCGACGTTGTTAGCGTCGATCTTCGTCGGAAGGTAAGTGTGGTCTACAGGAGTAGCCGCGCCATCCTTAAGGATGATTTGAGAGTTAGCTGGCATAGATGCCTCGTTTTCAACGGGGTTAGAAGATACTTCGCAATAAGGCTAGCGCGTTCAGCGCATGACCAGTTGAGAAGGGATTTTTCCAGTAAAACTGCCCAAATGGGGGAGTTGCGTAAACGGTTCGCCGCATACGAAACTGCCGAGTTGTCTTCCGACCGCTCACAGTTAGACTGACCGTAGTGCGTCCGTTGTTAACCACCTTATCAGGGGGGTTAGTAAGCGACATTTCACCAACGGTTAAAGCTGTACGCGTGAGCGTACCGCCCATAAAGTGCAGGCCGCTATCAGCGGTTAATGCACCGAGGACGTTCCCGACTGGGACGAGCCAATCCACTAAGAAGCTAAAGGGAACTAGTTCCCAGGCTATCTCAAATGGGTTGGTGAGGCCGACAGCCGAGGCAACAAGGAGCTGCTCATTCTGGACTTCGTACCACAACACGACTTTAGCTCTACTAAGAGTCTGAGACTCAAAGAAGACGTTAGGTCGTGGAGCGTACGCGTCGCCCGGATAGTACAACTCCTTGCGATCTTCCTCTTTACCAATGGTGAGTACTTTAAAGCGGATACCATGCTTCCTAAATGGACGCGTGATCTCCTCATACCCACCATGTATATCCGACAGAGTCGGAAGCCATCCGTACTGCATCTCCAGCCAACGATCACTCGCTACCTTACCCTTAAGGGCTCGCTTTTGAGTTACACCGAGGGCCTTGAACGCTCCGGGGATATTCCCCTTACGTAAGGCAGAGTACGATCTAAAAAGCTGCGTAACACTCCCTGCAATCATATCAATGGTCTTATGCATTTCTGCAAGGTTCAGACCTATGTTGACCTTTTGATCACGCGCCTTTAACAGCGCGGTAGTCTCAAGTCGACGGATAAGATTGGAGGAAGGGTACTGATCATTTAACTCGGGCCCAGTATACCAACTGGGGTTACCGGGTATGTTCAATGCCCCTCCATCAAGACCAAGCCACCCAGAACGGGTGATCGTGATATTGTTTTGAGGATTACCTGCTACGACTTCACGATACAACGCCGACCCCATCAGGGGAATGGAATTAGAATCAGTGACCCAATAAAGGGATTGAGCTCGCCAACCATCGTCAGAACGTCTGTTCTTAACGATATCGGCTCGTTCAAGAGTCTGTAACAGAACAGATTGGCTTCGAGGGTTATTTACAACCTGACCGTTGCCATACAAAACGTTTTCCATATAGGATAGCGGCTTGTAAATCTGTTGCAATCTAGACATGCTCTACTCCGTAGGGCACATCTAGGCCCATGCTTAATGGGACACGAGATAAAGAAACACTCGTGAGTAGAACCAGCGTAGTGATACGCCAGGACCTCCCGGAAGGG